AGCGTGATGCAAGTTATAAAGATAGACTAGATAATGGTAACTATCTTGAAAACACAGCGTCATACTTCGTATTGACTGAAGATATGCAAACAGCATTGATTTCTATGAAGTCAACGCAACTTAAAGTGAGTCGTAATTGGAATGCAATGATGGCCAGTATCAAACTAAAAGGTAAAAATGGTTTGTTTACACCAGCGGCTTACAGTCACGTGTATAACCTTAAAACAGTAGAGCAATCAAATGACAAGGGGACTTGGTTTGGTTGGAGTGTTGAAAAGGTTGGACCTGTACAAGACAAAGCAATGTACGAGTCCGCAAAAAGTTTTGCTGATAGTGTTTCTACGGGAGACGTGAAGGCAAAGCATGGTAATGACAGTACGGAATCAAAAGAAGACGTACCATTTTAACCATGGTGTAGCCCCTAGTTGACTCCCCCGTACTGGGGGCTACAAGAAAGGATTATATATGATTGATGAGGAAAAGACATGTGTTAAATGTGGTACTATATTTAAAATACATCATCCATCACAAAGACGAAAACAATATTGTTCAGCACCATGTAGTAATGGCTATTACAATAAAACAAATGAGAAAGTTAGAAAGAAGAAATGAAGTTTAGAGAAATATTTGAGGGCAACAAAAGCGCGTATGGTCAGTTAGTCTTATCTGGTGAAACTACAGACAAAGGCAAGGCCATAGGAAAAGCATTTATAAAACGTGAACCAATACCAGAAGACTTTTGGCAAGACCATCTTGATGGTAAAGAACCTGCGTTAGGTGTAATACCTATAAACGAAAATAATGAGTGTCGTTGGGGCTGTGTTGATGTTGATGAATACAAAGGCCTAGACCACAAAAAAATAATGGCTTCCATCAAGTCCCATAAATTCCCATTGGTAACATTTAGATCAAAATCTGGTGGTGCACATCTGTTTTTATTTGCGACAGAATATATACCGGCTGCATTGATGCAGTCAAAATTAAAAATGATGTCAGAGGCATTGGGTTTTGGCGGCAGTGAAATATTTCCAAAACAAACTGAAATATTGGTTGAACGTGGTGATACAGGAAACTTTTTAAACTTACCATATCACGGTGGGATTAGGGGATTGCGCTACACTTTTGATGTAGAAGGCAATGCGGCTAGTTTAGAATCATTCTATTCTATATACGACGAATGGGTACAGACACGAGAACAAATAGAAGCGATAGTTGCTGTAAAAAAAGTTGAAACAAACGAAGCATTTAAAGATGGACCACCTTGTTTAAATAGATTAGCGGACGAGGGTTTTGGTGAAGGGTCGCGAAACAACGCATTGTTTAACGTTGCTGTATATCACAAGCAAGCAAACCCGGATACATGGGAAGACAAGGTTATGCAAGACAATCAAAAGTACATGTCGCCACCGCTAGGATTCCAGGAAGTAAAACAACTGATGAACTCGATTGGCAAACGTGGTTACGACAAATACAGATGTAAAGACCAACCGATATGTGGTGTGTGTAACGCTGCAAAATGCAGGACAAAAAAGTTTGGTGTTGGTTTTGAAGAAGAACAGATGCCAGAGTTTGGAACGTTGTCAAAGATATGTTCTAATCCACCGCAATGGTTTTTAGATGTGGATGGTAAACGGGTAGAACTAAAAACAGAACAGCTACACAATCCAAATTTATTTTCTATTGCAGTGTTAGATCAAGCAAACATTGTGTCACCAATACCAAAGGCAAAAGATTGGAGAGAAGTGTACGTCAAACCTTTAATGAATAATTTACAAGAGATAGAACCTCTTGAATCATTGAGTCCAAAAAATCAAATAGTTAATTTATTGTATGACTTTACAGTACACAGAGCTATAGCGCGTACAAAAGATGACATACTAAACAAATCAGCATGGACTGATGAAGGTCACACGTATTTTAGAATGGAAGACTTTTATAGTTTTGCAAAGAGAAACAACTGGGAGTTAGACAAAATAAAAACAGGTAACTTAATACGACAACTGAAAGATATATTTATCGAGGAGGTTAGAATGACTCTAAAGAACCAAACACCAAGAGTGGTTAAAATTAAAGCAATGAAAACATACAAACCAGATGTGTCTCATGTTACATATCAAGAGAGTCCGTTTTAATGAAAACAATAATACTAGGACCACCAGGCACAGGTAAAACAACTACACTATTAGATTTAGTAGATCAGTTTTTAAAGGCCGGTGTTGATTCTAAAAAAATAGGGTACTTTTCTTTTACACGTAAGGCTGCAGAGGAAGCATCAAGCAGAGCTGCGGAGAAGTTTAATCTTGACGCACAAGACGACTTACCTTTTTTTAGAACACTACACTCGCTAGCATTTAGAACACTTGGTGTAAGACGTGAGCAGGTTATGCAGACACGTGATTACAAAGACTTTGGATCAAAGGTTGGTATCAGTGTTAGACTACAACATGCAAACAATTCTGAGTCTGACGGTACGTTTACATCTGACAACGAATACCTATCACTAATAAACAAGGCTAGAGTTACAGAGCGCGATGTGATGGATTTGTATGATGATAACAACCACTATCTTGATATTGAACGCGATACATTGTATTTATTAGACCGAGAACTTAAGCGGTATAAGCAAGAGAAAGGAATGATAGATTATGCTGACATGCTGGAAAGATTTGTTGAACAGGATGTATCACCATCTTTTGACGTATTATTTATTGACGAGGCACAGGACCTCTCACCTTTGCAATGGAGAATGGTCAGGTCTCTTTGGTCGAAAGCAGACAAGACCTACGTTGCAGGGGACGATGATCAAGCTATATTTAAATGGGCTGGTGCTGACGTTGATTCTTTTATCGCTCTTAAAGAAGAAGTAGATCACATAGATACACTGAAGCAGTCCTATCGTATTCCTGGTGGACCAATACATGAACTATCACAAAGTATAATTGAACGTGTCAACAATCGTTTTGACAAAACATACAAGCCACGTGAAGCTGTTGGTAAATTGAACAGGTATTCAGACATTACACAAGTTGACATGAGCGAAGGCGAATGGCTAGTGTTGGCATCTGCACATTATTTTTTAGACGATGTAAAAGATTTATGTGAGCTGCAGGGGTGGTATTTTTCACACAGAGGACGCAACTCTATACCGTTAGATTTATTAATGGCCATACAGCATTGGCAAGAATGGTCAAAGGGTGGTATGTTAAATGTTATACAAATAAAAAATATTTATTCTTATCTAGGTGAGAATGTGACGCGTGGTTACAGAACAGGTAAAACTTTTGATAATGATTTGTCGTATGTTCGAGAAGACTGCATCGCGGATCACGGATTGTTAACTGATAAAGTTTGGTATGAAGCATTTACAAAGATAGATACAAACACAGAGAACTACATACGAAACATGTTAGCAAACAGAGAAAAGATTTCACAAACACCACGAATTACAATGTCAACTATACACGGAGCGAAGGGAGGTGAAGCGGACAATGTATTATTACTTCCTGATATTACTAAGTCTAGTGTTGATCAGAATGATCGGGAACCAGACGAACTACACAGGTTATTTTATGTAGCAGTGACAAGAGCAAAAGAAAATTTGCATATACTAGAACCAAGAAATTATGAGAGGGCATACGTGCTATGAAGTCTTTAAAAAAACAAATTGGCGGTAGTCATTACAACCGATACAAGATACAACCCGCAGAATTCATCAATAAAAACAATTTGTTATTTGCTGAGGGAAATGCTATAAAGTATATTATGAGACACCCGCACAAGGGTAGCGGTAAGCAAGATCTAGAGAAGGCGATACACTACATAGAGATGATAATAGAAAGAGATTATGAATAAGCCGCTACAGATGCCCATGTTTAAACCCGAAACAGAATGGGTTCCACCGACACACTTACCAGATTTACGTGACCACAAAGAAATTGCAATAGACTTAGAAACAAGAGATCCAAATTTATTAACAATGGGATCTGGTTCTGTACGTGGTGACGGTGAAGTGATTGGTATTGCAGTTGCAGTAGAAGGATGGTCAGGTTACTTCCCGATCAATCAC